TATAGATCCCATTATTGGAGTTTTGAAGAAACTTCCATATGCAACATGGATAATAACATGGTTGAAGAAATGGTGGGAAGGTGATGTCTCTATGGATGACTTACCTCAAGATGATCGAGAATTAAAAGATTTGCTCAGTGAGCTTGATGAAGCTGATGAGTTAGATGACGCGCTGTCTGGTCTTTCGGATATGAGAGACAAATGCACTTCTAAGTATAATAAAGAAGTTGCTGAAAGACAGGCGTGTCGATGGAAAATTGATACTGTTGACATGCATGATAAGTTACATTATCGTGTTCATAATGTCAAGGCTAGAACTCAGACTATTTTGAGTTTGGATGATTTTCCAGCTGCCTTTACCGCAATGTATGATTTAAAACCTGGTAGAATTTCGTTCGCCGGAGATACATATGATAATAAAAATTACCTTTACGTAGAACTTGGTTTGAAACCAAACGTGAAAAGTGATAATTTGGGTAAAGATAAGCAGCCAATGAGTCCCTCACTTGAAGCAGCATTAGCAAAAGCAAAAGAATTTTGTGCTACGTTTTCAAGTGATTCAGAGGAAGAAGTTCCTGAAGAAGTTGATCCACCTGCGTTAGATGCTGAGGATGAAAATATCATCAAGCGAATGCAAGAGGATTCGGATGAGGAAGAGCCAAAGAGGCCCCCACCGGAAAGTTCTGAATTAAAAGAGCGAATTGAGCAAATGCTCACAACTTCTGATACTAATCGAGGTACCATGGAAAATAACCCTAACAAGGTTAATGTAATCCATGATGGATTGTTAGTAGGTGATAAAGGTAAATTTGATGAAGATCGAGTTACCTGGGACGCAAGTGCCAATATGTTTAAGAGGATGGTTAGCCCACAAGGCTTTAAGGAGGATTCAATGGATTGGATCACAACCACTTTTAGTAGTTTATGGGATGAAGTAAAAAGAACACCAGGAGAATTAAAACAATTTTTCTTTCCATGGCATGATGGTTTTAAGACCATTGACGAGGCAGTGTTAAAAGCCGATGTTAAAATGTCAAGAATGACTGAACCAGTTATTATTTATGGAGAACTTCATGGACAACATATTGAATGTGCTGATTTTGACTTTTGGAAATGGATGAACCATCGCTATGGTATCAATTTTCATTGGTGGATTTCATTTAAAAATTTTGTGGCATGGGATAATTATGGTAAAGTTCTAGTAAAAGGAACTGTTATTTGGTTAGCGTACATGTATTTTGTAACATCGATGAATAGATCTGTTATGAAGGAAATGAAATCAGAAGAAGAAAAAGAAGCATCTCCTCAAGGTTCCGCAAAGAAAGGAACAAACGCAAAGCGTGGGAGAAACAAGGGACATGGAAAGAAATCCCAAGGAAAACGCTTCGTTCTTGAATCAGGCACTAGTGAACCAGAAGATGATGTTGATCATGATAAATATGATCATTTATATGATGACGACGATAAGTACGTTGTCATGCCGTCTTTTGATTCAGATGAGGACTTACCTGCATTTTACACCCCAAAAGTTAGAGAGGGAAGAAGAATGCCAGGCCAAGCAAAGTTGGAAGTTCCAATGGCTCGAAAGGATAATGAGCCATCTTTGCGAAATAAAATTTACCGATCAAAGAGACCTGTAAGGGCTAATGCAACCGATGTTTTAAATTGGGTTAATGCAGTTAAGAAAGCTTACACCAAGCCAATGAAACCACAGAGTTTTAATACCAATTCATTGTCAAGCGGAGTGTACAAATTTTTCAAAATCGTTGGAGAAAACGTTGAATATTTGTGTACAGGTACCCACATAGGAAACAAAATGTGGGTTGTTTTACACTCAATGTCCGAGGACTTATCTGTTAGATATAGAGCAGTTAATCATAAGAGCACCATTGATTTTGATGGAGCCAATATGTTAGTCCACGGGGATCACTTAGCATACTTCCCAGTCAATGGGTTAGTTTCACCTTTTAAGAGCGCAAGCCTAAAAGTGTTGGAAGATGCCGCAATTGTTACAGTGTTTGGTTTTGGAGCAGGAAATGTTGTCCAGCCAGACTCAGTTGTTGGATTTGCAAGCCCTTTGGGGTGGTGCAATGCTAAGACCCGTCCAGGAGATTGTACTAGTCCAGTCCTAGACCACGATGGAAAAATTGTAGGTTTTTGGACCCATGGAAATGGTGTTGATTTCGGTCGATTTGAACCAGTTACTGAAGAATTAATTTGTGTCCAAAAGACAAATCCAGGTCCCGTTCATGTGGGACTGGATTTTCAGTAGCTCCCCCACTTCCTTTGGAGTTAATCTCCAAAGAAAACAGCCCGTTCTGGGCTCGTTACCCTGAAAAATATGTAAAACCCCAGGGATACGATAAGTTTAAGGGTTATGGAAATATATCAGAAGACCATGAAAAATGGATATCTGAGTATTTCTTTGAGGTCGTGGGGGCCTGCAATCGATTCCCACGTTATAAAAATAAACGTGGATGGGATCCGCAAGTCAAATGTTTTATGGACTTGAAACGGATTCGTTATGATAAGCAATGGGATTTACCTACTCCGAACCAGCCAGCTGCCTATAAGTCTTTAGCCAAATATGGTAAAGCAACAGTTAATATGGCCCCGGAAAATGTAGAAATGCTTAATCAGGCATGGGAGTTTATGAAGAAACAATTTTACCCGTATATGGGAAACTCCAATGTTGTGTCACTACAAGAAGCTGTGAACAGGCTCGATATGAGTTCTAGTTCTGGTTCACCATTTAATGAACTTTATGCAAAGAAAAAGGATCTGTTTGAAAAAGATCCTGAAATCATGGAATGGTTGGAAAGTGACTGGGAAGCTTTGGCTGAAGATCCAAAGTGGACCACTATTTTCTCTTCAAGCTTAAAGGAAGAATTGAGACCTCTTGGTAAAATAGAGGAAAACTCATTAAGAACCTTTGCTGCAGGAGCAGTTGATGCTACCGTACATGGTAACCGACTCTTCGTAGAAATGAATGAGAAAATGTATGACTCACATTTAAAGAGTGCTTCCACAATTGGAATGACACCTCTTAAAGGAAATTGGGATCGACTCCTCAAGAAATTGAGTGTGTTTAGTAAAGGATATGCGTTGGACGAAAGTCAATATGATTCCTCCCTTAGAGAATTTTTAATGTGGGGTTGTGCAAAGTTTCGATGGGAATGTTTGTCAGAAAAAGACAAAACTCCTGCTAATTTGAGGAGAATTAGAACATACTATCGCAACTTGGTAAACACCTTAATGTTAACACCAGAAGGAATCCTGCTTTTGAAGAAGTTAGGAAATCCATCAGGTTCTGTGAACACAGTAACAGACAATACTTTGATTTTGTATTGGTTAATGGCGTATGCCTGGATTAAGATGGCGCCAGAAGATATGAAAACATACCAAGAGTTTGAATTACATACATCTAAAGCACTTTTAGGTGATGACAATACTTGGACAGTTTCTGATCTGGCACACGAGTTTTATAACGGAGTTTCAGTAATTGAGACCTGGAAAAGTGTTGGTGTAACAACCACCACTGACTCATTAAAGCCACGTTTACCTGAGGATTTAGATTTCCTCTCTGCACATACTGTCTTTGTTGGAGGGTATGCAGTACCATTGTATGATAGAAATAAGCTCATGCAGTCATTGGTATATGCACCTACATTACATCTGACTCCAGAAACTACTCTAACCAGAGTGACCTGCTTGTTACAAGTTGGGTGGACAGATCTCCAATTCAGACGTTTTTGTCGAAGTTTAATAGATTATTTAATGGAAACCTATGATCACATTTTGAAAGATGATCAACGTTGGATAATCGCGAAAAGTGGAATACAATCAGATGAGTTTTATTTTGCACTGTTTACAGGAAAGCAAATCATCTTGACACCACAATCTTATCAAGAGAGCAAAGAAAGATTAAACAAGCTTGATAAAAGTGGACGTATGGCGTCCATCAGTGTTAAACCACAAAAACAACAAAGAAAACGTAATCAGCGACGTGGGCCTAAAAGAGGAAGAAAAGCTGTAAAAGTCGTTGCCGTAAAACAACAGCAACGCCGGAAAGCTCCTAGAAGAAAGCGAGCAAACCGAGAACAACTGACTGGAAAAGGTAGTGTTCGAAATTTGGGAAGCCGCATGATGAATCGTCGTGGTTGTACCATTCAGGAAGATGAATTTGTAGCTGCAGTGCTCGGATCAGTTGGTTTTGCAACCACCCAGTATCCCTTGCAGCCTGGACAAGTTTTAACCTTCCCTTGGTTGTCACAGGAAGCTAAACTGTGGGAGAGATACACATTTGAACATTTGGAGTTTTACTACAAACGTGATGTATCAGAATTTGCAACAAATGGAACAACAGGAAAAGTTATGTTTTCTGTTGATTTCGATGCAAGTGATCCACCTCCAGCAACCAAAACACAAGTTGAGGATACCTATCCCCATGCAGATGCAATGCCGTGCGAGAACTTTCGCCTCATTGTAGACCCAAGAAGTCTGCATCCAGGTATGTTACCAAAATATGTGAGACCAGGAGGACTTCCTGGTGCAGCTGACATTAAGCTGTATGACGCCGGAAATTTGGCAGTCTCCACACAAGGTAATCAAAACACCTCAGAAGTTGGTGAACTTCGTGTTAAATACACAGTTAGGTTTGAGAATCCGATTATTGAAAATAATGCAGGACCACCAACCAACAATAGTGTAGCTCAGTTTGTCTCTCAAGGCGCTGAAGCTATTGCTACTGGAGTAGCTACAACTCTTGCACTTGCAACAGCATCCTTTAATGGAGTGATTGCAGTGAACACTGCAGGATTGATTGTTCTACCAGCGGGAAATTACCTCATTGATGCAAATGTACAGTTTGCAGCAGTTGGAGGTGTTTTCACAGATGTCACTCTTGGGTTCCTAAAGAATGGAGGAACCTATGGTTCAACAAACAGGCTGACAGTCACAGCAGCAGGAACAATTTCAGGATTTAACATGAATACAGACAGTCTGTTTTACCAGTCCAATGGTACAGACACTCTGGCAATTTCAGTTAATGGAACCATCAGTGCGGGAACAGAAACCGCTGTTGGTGCCTTGAGAATTGTTGCACTTTAAATTCCCTTCACACAAATTAAATACATAAAGGAAGACAGACTACACTGTATAAAGTATTTGTTCCGTAATGAATAGAAACTATGCGATGAGAGGGGTAACACCCTCTTACGGGCTCAGTTGGAAAATTGTGGACCATGACCACAGCCTAGGACTGATTAAAAGAATGTATCCTGAGATCTTTTTGAAACTTAACCAGGAAAAAGAATTGGAAAAATAAATTTACCACGTTTTGTATGTACGAGAACACCGTAGACTTCTACGATAGAAGACTATTTTGGCAGCATTAAAGTTAAAAGAAGCTGGCCCTTTACTCCTAAAGTATATGGAGACAAAGAATTAAATACGACCCCAGAGTGGAAACCTGGTAAAACCTAGAAGGAATAATAACCTAATAAATTGAAAGAAGGAAATACTTTTCAAACCCTATGAGTCTTACGAACTGTTAATTGTGAGGCCCCCGTGAAATCGAGATTTGCTGGGGTCTCGTTAAGACCCCTTGTTTGGATTTTATCGCTCCTGTTGAACCGAGGTATCTGCGTCCCAGTGACTGCGTTCCTTGATGTAATTCCGGGTGTAGCGATTTCTACCCAGGCCGGGGGGTCTTCCCCCAGCATCTAACTCTGTTTGTTTTACGGCTCTAGTAGAG